ATTAAAGATGTTCGAGATTTCTTTGCTCTGGTTAAAAATCCTAGAGCTCTGATTGGCCCGATTCAAGATACTCTCAAAAGTGGTATGGTTTTGAGCATAGTTAGAAACAAATGATTCTGGACTTGTCGCCCTTCTCATCTGTTCAACTTTATCAACACCACCCCATTTTTTAATATCATCTTGGGACCAAACAATTTCTCCTTTATGCACGGCACCAGCAATCTCATATTTCTTACCTTTGCCTGTATATCCTCCATCTGCAAAACCATTGTCTTTGAAGATAGAAACTTCTTTCAGCAATTCTTTCTCAGCATTCTGCACGGTACTGTTTGAAACATTACTATTTAGAACTTTTGAGTTTGAAAGGTTAGATATATTTGAAGTCGACTTGTTGTCATTAAATGCTTTTGAACTGAGGAAAGAACGATTAAAGACATTTTCAACTGAAGTATTGTTAGTAGCATGATTATTGATAAATGCTTCAGGGTTTGCACTCTTACGCATTTTCTCAACTAAACCAACTCCACCCCAGCGTTTAATATCTTCTTGGGACCAGACCACCTCTCCTTTGTGGACAATACCTGCAGGTTCATATTTTCCACCAGATCCAGTGTAACCACCGTCAGCAAAGCCTTGATCTTTGATTGCACGGATGTTTGCAATAATGCTAGCGCCTTGAGCAACTGCTCCAGCAATTAAAGGCAAGTTATAAGGAAAACCAGCTTTTGAAGCTGCTGCAATATTTTGTTGAATGGCAATACCTGCAGCTGCAATCGCATACGCTTTATCAGCAGCAAACATGATCTTGTATGCTTTAGATTGCTCTCCAAACATTGAACCAAACATCGATGTGAGTGAACCCATCATTTGGCCACCAAATGCAATTTGAGTGTTCAAGCGATCTTGCTGATACTTATCTTCAATATCCTGAGCATTCTTTGCATATTCAGCAGCAATCTGATTACGTTGATCTTGAGCAGTTTGAATGATAGCTGTTTTCTGATTTTCGTAATCCTGCTGACTTATAAGCTGTTGCTCAAATTGTGCATTTAAAGCCTCAATAGAATTTTGTTCATTTAAATTAACCACACCTTGCTGACTATCAAGTAGATTTGTCGCGGCACTTAGGCGGCTAGATCGTTCTTGATCTAGTCTATAGAACTCACCACTGCCATTCATATCAGCTTGAATACCACCCCATGCTTGACCAGCTTTTGCTGCACGATCAAGTGCTTCTAATCGTTCTTGATCACGTGATAATGCCAGTCGCTTACGTTTTTCCTCCTCATCTTTTACTGTTTTAGCAATTTCTTCTCGCTCCAATCGGTAGCGTTCTTGCATTGCCTCAGTTTCTGAAAGCAAGAATAATTTAGCTTGAAACAAACGTTGCTCTTGAGCAAGTTTTAGTAAACCTAATTCTTGTTGCAACTGTTGAGCTAACAAATTAACAGCTTCTTTACGCTGTTCTTTCGTCATCTCTAAGTCGTGTTCGGCTTCAAATTGACGTTTTGCAAAACTGTCCTTTAAAAGCTGCTCTTCCGACTTGGTGAAATCACGGAAAGAATCAAGCTTAGTCTTTGTAGCTTGCTCAGCAATAGCAATATCATTATCTGCACGTGCTTGAAGCTCTGCTTTAATTTCGGCTTTACGTTCTGGGGTAAAGTTGGCTTTATCAACATCTTCCAACTTCTTAGCAAGATCATTTCTGATCTTAGTTACTTCATTGGCAACATCGTTTTCTAGCTGAAGACGTATTTTTGCCTGTTCTTTAGCTAAGTTCGTTGTGTCTTGAAGAAGTTTGTCAAAGTCTTTGGAAGAGATATCACCAGCACTGTATCCATTAGCACCAGCCACATAGCCCATAAAGTCTTTCCAGTATTGATTATTATTTTTACCAATACCTTTACCCTTTTGGACATTGCCTTCACCAGCGTGATAAGCACGTACAGCTTTTTCTAAATCTCCTTTGAAAAGTTTTAAAAGGTAAGACATGTACTTGCCGGCACCTTCAGCAGACTGAGCTAAGTCATAACGATCTTTTACACCATATTGTTTGGCAGTACCTTCAAGGAATTGGAATCCACCTGTTGCGCCAGTAGATTTGTTGTAAGCTCTAGCATTACCACGTGACTCAATCATATGGATTGCAGACAAGGTGCCTGCTGGTAAGTTGTATTTAGACTCAATGCCAGAAAAATTATACTTCGCTGCATTAGCTTGAACTTTTGCGTTTATGCTAAGAACTTTTTGCTGTTTTTCAAGCTCGCTCGTATGTTTTCGCTCAGCAGCAGTTAGCTCATCCTTTTTTTCTTTAAGAGCATCTAAAGCTTTTTGGGCTTTAGCAATCTGGTCCATCTCCTCTTTAGTGACAATTGCAGTTGTACCAGGAGGTGCTACCGCTTGCTTAGCTTTTTGCAACTCAAGAATCTTTTTAACAGTTTCTTCACTGTAGCCAAGATTTAAGAGCGCCAATTCTTCATTAGATTTCAGAACTTCCGCACGTAAGCTATCAAAATAACCCTTTTGAGCTTTAGTTGCCTTTTGAGCTGCACTTTCATTGCCAATTAAGGCTTTAGAGTTGTCATCAATTCCAGCCACAGCCGTTTGAGCTTTACGCCCAGATAGCTCCACCTCAATACCGAAAAGCTTTAGTGATTCTTTTGTAGTTTTGGCTTCTTTAGCGTTCTTTTCAAACTCTGAAGAGTTCTCTTTCAAAGCGTTGTAAATATCCTTGCTAATACGCAACTCATTAAAGCGCTTAACAGCATCATTCATGCTAATAGTGCCATCTCTAGCATCATTAACAACCTGAACAATCTCTTTATTGCCTTTGTAGAGTTGAGCAATAGCATTCAATTGGATATTTATTTTACTACTTGACTCAGCAAGTGCTTGATTCTGGCGTTCAAATGAAGCGGTCATATCATTGATCGCAGAATCTTTTTCAAGCCCTTTAAGTGCAAGAAGTTCTTCTTTTGCTTTTTTAGCAACTGCTGTTTGCTCTTCTAGTTTTTTATTGGCCTCATTAGTATTGTCACGCATTAAGAGGTATCCAGCAGCCAGACTTGCAACTGTAATACCAATACCAACTGGACCACCAAGTAAACCTAAAAGGCGTGAACCAATTCCTACAGTAGCAGCGCCCGCAGCAGCTGATCTCGATTGAGCTACTGCCAGAGCCTCCTCAGCTACAGCCAATTCTCTTGTGACTTGGGCCTCAATCTTCTTAAGCTCAGCCATTCGGGTAATTGTGGCTGTTCGCCCTTTTTCAGTGATTTGGGATTTTAGTCGCTGTACTTCTAGAGCCTTCTCAGCCGCAATAGCCGCTAAAGTTGCTTGGGTATTTGCTACAACTGCTTGAGTAGAAAGTACTTGTTGAGCTGCTGCTGCTCTATCTGCTTGTATTGCCGTATATTGTGCAAAGGTTTGAGCAGCTAATTCTTTAGTTTTCGCTGCTACGGCTACACCTGATGCATAAATAGCAGGAATATATGTTCCAAGCCAGTATGCGCCACCAACCATCATTGCAGATGTTAAAACATCTAAGTTACCAGCAAGCGTTTTAATAGAACCTGACAATACTTCTGCTGCGCCAGATCCCTTTCCAGACTCGCCAACAAACTTAGTAATTTCATTGTTAAGCAGCGTTAGCGATTGGCTAATAGTGATGTCTGTTTTAGCAAATAAGGCATCTACATCTGCTTGAACATTCTTTAAGGCCTTAACGATTTCTTGGGAAGTAATTTTCCCTTCCGCTGCTACTGTGCGTAACTCTCCAACAGTTATACCCATACCTTGAGCAATTGCTTTTGCTAATGCTGGGGTTTGCTCCATTACAGAGTTAAGCTCTTCACCGCGCAATGTTCCACTTGCTAATGCCTGCCCAAACTGAACTAAAGCTGCATCTGCTGCTGCTGCACTTGCACCACTTATTGCTACAGCTTTTGATACTGTTTCAGTTAAACGTGCTGTGTCATCCATTGTGAGGTTTAAAGTTTTGGCATTATCACTAAAACGCTGGTAGACCTGTAGAACAGAATCCCATGCTGAATAGGTTTTTTGAGCAATTCGGAAGGTATCTTCTGTTGCCTTGTTTAACTCAACTTGGTTGTTAGTTACTAATTTGAGACGGTTTTGAAGACCAGTGTAAGTGTCCATCTTAGAAATGGCGGCACTTACAGTAACCAATCCAGCCATGTATCCAGCAAGTTGACGTGTAGCAACAGATAATGCATCCATTGATTTGGTGGCAAAGTCACCTTTACGCTCAATGCTATCCAATTCATTGCCTAGATTTCGTGCATTACGCTCTGCATTTTTAGCATCAATTACAATGACGAGACGTGATTCTTGTGCCATCTTACTTTCCTCTAGGCAATAAAAAGCCCACTCAATGAGTGGGTTGTTAAGGTTGATTTTTGGGTTAGTGTTTTTGCTTAAGATGCGCTCTTGTTCTCGTGATATCTCAATATGCTGGCAACCTTTTGGAACAGATAGCCCACTAAGAATCCATTTAAGATTATCCCGATACCTGTAATAACCATGATTCCTGACCATACGGTCTCGGTGCCATAATAAGTTCTTGGAACTTCAACTCGGCCAAACACAAGTATAAAAATAAATCCAGATATAATACCTAGAACAATTAACCCCCATCCGATGGCATTGCAAACTTCACTTTCTTTCATTGTTTGATATTGTGGTGTGCTCATGCTGTATCTCTTCTTTAATTACCAATTCGAATTTACTTTCTGCTGAGTTTTAATCTTTTCAGCCATATCATCCGATAGAGTATTAATCTTACTAATAATCAGTGGTGTGGACTTCCTACTTTCAGTTATAGGGTAATTTTGTGCAGGCATCATTATTCCAGCACTCATGTGCGATGGAGCGCTATAGGTTAAACCATCATAACCCACGCGCATTTTCCCATCCTTAGTGTCCACTCTTACAGTAAAATCAACACGTTCGTTTCCTGTCATTGCCAAGCACTCCATGCCCGAACAAGGATATCGCATATTGCCCTTTCCAATGATAGTGCCTGATGCCTTATCTTCATATTGAATTACTGCGTTAGCAGAAGCAAAAGCTACAGCGAACCATTGTCTAGCGCCATCATAAATCTGTGCTTGGTTTAATCCATCAATTTGATAAACCTTTTCAAATTTTACAGGCTCTGAGGGTTGTTGGGGAGTTGTCGCACACCCCGCTAAGCCCAATCCAAGAAATCCCGCTAATAAAATCTTTTTCATAATGTAATCCATTTGTTATTAATCTCACACAATTTAACAAATGGACAAAATAATGTCATCAAGAACTTAAAAAGGAAGATTCTCTACTAGTCCATGTGGTCAAGCCAAAATACATCCTCAAAATTTTTACATACACCTACTTTTTTGAGTTCTTTATATATAAGTAAGGCTGTATCGATCTTGACAGAATGTCCCTGCTCGGCTCTTGTCACATAGTTTGATAGAACTCTGCTACCACTAACAAAACCACACCGCTTTGATAGCTCATAAACCGTTAAGCCTGCTTTTTCACGCAAACAAGCAACATTATTCTTTACTTCCATTGCTGCACCACAAGTTAAATTTTAGAATATTGTAGCACAATAAAAGATAATTACTATTTTTTGTGTTAGCACAACAAAAAGAATTGACACAATAAAAGATATTAAATAAGATGACTTCATCAAGGCTAAAAGCCATGAAAAAGAAAACCCCTTGCAGACGTCGAAATCAGGCAAGGGGTTTATGTCTAAACCAATGGAGATTTAAGACATGTCTAATATAGCACAAATCAACGATACCAAAATATCAATTGTTAACTTCAAATCTGTTCCAGTTGTTACTACAGCAATGCTTGCTGATTTCTATGGAACCGATACAGACAACATCAAACAAAACTATTCTCGAAATAAAGAGCGGTTTGTAGAAGGTAAACACTTCTTCAAAATTATTGGTGAAGAATTGAAAAAATTTGTAGGTGACTTAAAGTCACTTGCAAATTTCCCTGCAATTTCAAATAAAACTCGATCCCTTATCTTATGGACAGAACGCGGTGCTGCACGTCATGCCAAGATGTTAGACACAGACCAAGCATGGGAAGTTTTCGAGCAACTTGAGGATTGCTATTTTGTCCGTAAAGAGATTTTAGCCAAAACCCACAAATCAGAACGTGAACCCCTAACCAATGCTGTAAATCTTCTTGTAGCTAAAACTAAGCATTTGAATTACAGCGATGCTTATAAATTAGTTCATCAGCGTTTCAATGTTCAGCATATTGATGAAATTCCATACGATGTAATACCTGTGGCTGTGGAGTATGTTCACCACTTAATTGCTATGTACAGCAAGGCTGAAAAACAAGGTTCTTTATTTGATGAAGATCAATTTAAGCTGCTCAAGAACCTAATTGATGCAATTATTTCCCAAAACTTTGCGACTAGTCGAATCTATCGAGCAGTACATATGCTTAACAACGAGCAAGGACACTACTTAGCTGAATATGCTTTTAAAACTAATATTGCAGTTCTAAAACTTACTCGGGCAATGGATTTAAGAGGGCCACTTAATAGAAAAATCATTAGTGATGATTTAAAAACCATAAGCTACACAACAGGCAATCAACATTATAGCGACCGTTGGTTTCATCCATTGATGGAATCGGGAATGCTAGCTGGTGCTTTGCGAATTTCTGGTGGTTGGTAGTCTTCTAACAAAAAAGCCCTTCGGGGCTTTTCTCTACATAAAAACACCCTCATATTTGAGGGTAATTTAACAAGTGGTTAATAATGGCGCAATAAAAAACCATCTTCTGGTGGTTTAGACAGCTTCATCAACAATGTTATCCACTTTGTCTTCTTTTGGAAAGAAAAGCTTATGGTTGGTATTTCGGTTTTCTGCCATGAATTTTCTTGCAGTCATGTCTTTAAATTCATATGCCGACCAGACTAAACCTGCATAGAAGTCTATAAATTGTAGCTCAAGGCACTTTGAGCTATCCATTGGCATAATATTGCATGACTGGTTAACAATTTGGTTTTCAATGCCACACTCTAAAACCATCTGTTTTAAATACTCACCCATATTCCATTTCAACGAAACCCGCTCACTTCTTCTGTCAGGCATAAAATCTACATATTTATGCTTGCAGATAGTCCCAAGAAGTAAAAGTTTCACCATATAATTATAGAAAGCATTTGGGTCGTTCTTGAATCTTGCATTAACAAATTCTTTATTTGCTGTAATTGAGCGAAGTTGTATATCTGGATGGTCTTTGATAAGTTTCGCAGTCAATTTGACGAATATTTCTTTATCTTTTAGATTCAAATCAACTGATTTTAATTCATTTTTTAAAGGTCTTTTTCTTTTTTCATATAATGCTCTTACAATACGCTGAACATACTTAACCTTATTCTCAGGCAAACAGATTGCTGCTAACGTAAGCATTCGACTGGAACCACCCTTTTGATAAGGCTTTTCCATATTCCAACCTAAATCACCACTTTCATCCAAGTATATAAATGTTCGCATATTTTATTATCAAGCATTAAAAAGCCCCTAAGAAACTTAGAGGCTAGAATTCGGTGCGGCACCTAGAGGCAACGTATTTACAATACGTTTACGATTATCGCAGTGTTTATCGTACCTCAATCTAGGCGTGGTGTATTTATACCGCGCTGCGACTACATTGATAGAATATTTGATAATGACATTCCTGTCAATACAGAATCGCCTAGTCAATGTCAACCACTTGACCGTATTATGTTACATCAATCGCGTTACATCCCGTCGCTTGTTCACAGTTAAGTATCGCACGTCAGCATTTAAGTCTTCGTCGCTCGTTGCGTCGCCTTCTTATGGCACTCCTCCAAAAACAAATTATCCAACGCAAAAATACAGTCATTAAAAATATGAGCAGCCACTGGCAAATCATTATGCTCTGCATAGACATTGATTGCCTGCTGATCTAAAGATAAAGGGATACCCTGCTCATATCGTCGGGATCTGCAAATAGTGCTAAATGCCGAAAGAATAGAGTCAGCCGCATAAGAATATTCTGGCGGATCCGGAATACGGCCACCTAAGAATTTGATTTGTTCGATTTCGTGCGGCGTTTTCGACGCATACGTTTTTTGGTATTTGTAGAGCTCGATGACTTTCCCAGAATTAAAGCCTTGTCCTTGTCGGCTTCTTCCTGAATCTTCTGGGCCTGTTCTTTAATAAATAGCCAGATCGAAATACCAATATCACCAAGATTAAGAAGCTTTGAGGCATTCTCAGGTGTATATGGCTTTTCGGTCTCAACAGTTTTACCGTCTACGATTTCGGCAAATACCACACCTTTCCAGTCTTCTATTAAATGGGCAGCACACGCATCCATTAACAATTCATGGTAAAGCTTGGCATTTTCATCTTTGACCATCACATCATAGCCTTTAGACGAGATCTGATTTCCTGCTCGTTCAATAGCTACCTGAAAAGGCTTATAAGCGATACCACGGACTTTAAATTCTGCCTGTACCTCTCCATCAGCACCTTTGTATTCGCACCATTTTGATACGTCCGAGCTTTTAATAATTCCGACTTTTAAAGCCATAGCAACCTCTGAATTTTTTGAAATAAAAAAGCCCATGGGATTCCATAGGCTTTGTTACTGATTAAGCTGATTACACAAGAGCACGTACAATCGTTGGAGCTGTACGAACTTGAGCAAAGTTGATGTCTACAGTAATGATGTCATCACCACCACCATCCGGGTGATTCGCTTCCATCACTTCTAATTGAGGGAACTTAAACGAGTATTTACTGCCTTTGCTGTCTTTAATATCAAAGGTCAGAGTAAACACATCTCGGGTTTTAATGGCATCGATCCATCCTGCTGCAGTAGAAGAGAACATGAATGAAGCATTTGCTTCGATATCCATCATCTTTTCAATGTAGAACTCTGGTGTGTATTTGCCGGACCCGATACAACGAATCGCTTCAAGATTGTTATTAATTGAAAGCGTAAGCGATTGCATGCACGCTTTACCTTGAATCGTCTGTCCATTTACCAGTAAGTTTTCCACGTTTGGCATGCTGACCAGTGGACGGGTTGTTGCAGCTATAGGATTAGTGACAGGATTGACTTGCTGACG